AAAAACTGTCTCGGGGGCAGTTCATACGTAAACCATAAAGAAAAATATCCCTGCTTGTAAAAGTTGTTTGTCAGTGTTTGAGCAAATAAAGTCTTCCCGTTTTTCGTATAGCCTGATACCACTATCAACTCACCCGGTACAAATCCGTCAATGTATTTGTCAAGTGTCGATATGTTTGAGTTTATATTAAAAAGTATCTTCTGATCCCTTATGAGTTCTTCCATATCATGTGATGATATTATTTGATCTTCGCCGTGGTAGTCTTTCAGTTCTTCAATATTCATCTCTGATTCTCCCCATCTCATGCTTGACTTCTGATATTCTCAGCAAATCATCACCGATTATATACCGGCATATCCGCAAATCTTCACCTTTCGCTGTCTCTCGTATTATCGTCATTAAGGCAATATCTCTTTGCAAAAAATGTATGTCGCTGCGGTATGATCCTATCATTGTCTTTTTAAATTCAGACAAATGGTCTACAATGGGTTCCGGTTCGTATATTTCTTCAAATTCCATTATGCCCTCTCCAAGTCAGCTTGATGTAAATATTTTTTAAAATTTTCTGGTCCAAAAAGTGTCGATGGTTGAAAATAGAGAATGTCTAATTTTTTTTCATTAACATGACTAGCTTTAAGCATCACAACCCTACATAATTCAAATACAGTATATTTATCTTCAAGTCGCGCTTTTATTAATTTATCATCAGAAAATCCCCTTAACTTTTTACCAGCAAGTATTTCTCTTTCTTTATTAATGGTATCTAAAACTTCCTTTATCCCATCACTCATTAAAATAGTTTCGTCAGAGTTGCGTTGTATTGTTTTATCTTCTCTTATCTTCTCTTGTGGAGGAGTTACTCTTGAGTTGCTCTTGAGTTGGTCTTGAGTTGGTGGTGGTATATCTGGTTTCCCTTCTCTATCTCTTTGAATTTTCGGTTGTTTTTCTTCAAAATCAGGATAACAAAGATACAACTCACCGTCTACTTCATACCTAACTATAAGTTCATTTACTTCCAATTCATTTAGTATTGTTGAAACTGTTTTTATTGGGGTATCGAGGCGGGTAAATATGAGGTTTTTAATCATAACGGGATCTGCGTAAAAGCATCCATTTACATCAAGATGTGACAATAACCATGTATATAATAACCGAGCTGTGTCGCTTGATAATTCCGACATTTTTCGGCTTTTAGATATTCGATTTTGTAACATCCTGCCTCTTGCCATTACGTCACCTTAAAACGTAAAATAGGCATAACGACAGGGGTGACGGCCCCACTACCAACTTTGCGCTGATAGTTGTCGCTATGCCTATTTGAAATTCTAAGTGTTTTTGAGTATCCGTCACTACTCATGATTTACCTCTCACCTACCTTATACCATGACTACTTATTTGATGCAAGATTATTCTCTACCCACTCATCAAGATCGGCTCTGTTAATCCCCAGATACTCACACGCCTTGCCCCTAGAAATAATCCCGTGGGCTAGAGAGAGCCTGACAAGTTCGTGAAGATTGTGATTACATTCCATCCGGTGTATCCCGAATAGTTCATTATAACCGGCGCAGCCACAAGGAAATTTATCTTTCATGCTATTCTCCTTCCTTATCGTAAATGATTTCATAGTCTGCAAACTCATAATCGTGACAATTATGTGGGCCATACTTACTTGTGTCGTGACCTTTAGCACAGCCAAGATATCTATCGTCACAGTAGGTAAATCCATTGGTGCAATCTTCACAGGTGAATGTCTCCATCCTATTCTCCTCTCAAAAAGGTAAATCTGTGGGGTCAAAAGGTACGCCCCAATCCTTCTCAACTATTGATAGTTCATGCTTTAGCCCCTTGCGGATCTCTTTCAGGTCGGCAACAGACCACTTATATTGCACCCGGTAACGCTTCTGAAGTTCTGCATATTTATCTTCTCCAAGAATACCGATAACCATGTTGCGAAATCTCTCAGCGTCAGTCTTTTCCATGTAATGACAACCCCGGCACAAACATAGTCCATTGGCCGCGTGGTTGTATCGTGATAACTTGTAGGTTCTCTGGACGATATGATGTGCTTGCAAATTATAATCTGAGTTACAGTTCCGGCAGGTCTTTTGCCTTGCCCTGACACAAAGGGAAAACAGAGACAGACATTGCTCATCCAGCTTCTTTCGCTCAGTCCTCTTTCTCATTACACCTCCCCTGTTTCTTCTCATAATCCTCATCCGTGATAAACTTCGGACAATCTGCACGATTCCATTCACCATTAAAATCGCATTGTCCCCGCCCCACTAACCCCATCCCCCCGGCGCATTTCAACCAGTTACATTTAGCATTGTCACGGAACTCATCGTGTTCTTTAATCGTCATGTTTCTGTATGCCTTTGCCATTACACTCTCCCTAAATCGGCAGCTCTTTTGTTCCACGCTTCCACGGCTTCTTTTTCTGTAGCGTGATACCACTGAGACACATTGCACTGGTCACACTTCACCCAATATGTTGTTGATAGTTCCGTGAGAACCATCGTTTTTTTATTGCACACCGATTTGTAGCTGTGCATCACCGATGCCTCACCATCACAAAACGGACATAATCTTAGTTCCATTACCCCCTCCTTTCATCCTTTTCAAACGACACATCACATGCGGACATATCCGTATCTGTCCCACCACCATTGACATGAAACCCCATTTCTTTAAGGGTATCTTCAATTTTATGGCGCTCTTCGGGAACTATCGCTGGTTTTATTTCTAATTTATATTTCATACCTTTCTCCTTTCCGGGTTGCCCCTTTGTTTATTAATAATCTTTAAACTGCTCAAGTTTTCTGTGGGTTTTTCTAACCTTGAGAATAGCAATCATCTTATCGGCTTCTTCACGATCTGATTTTTTCATATCCTCCGGCAAACTATCATAATCTTTGTTCATCTGTGCCGTCCACCTGTCAACCGCCCATTTGGGAATGATTAAAGCACCCTCTTCCGCTTGAACCTCCCCCGGTTTATACGGTATGGACTTATCAAACATATACTTCATCCATCCTGACCAAGCATCGTGAGCATAATCTGCTAATTGTTCTCGTATTGCTTTTATAATACCTCCTTAATTGTTACTCGTTAATCTGTTAATGGTACCAACATTTCAAGTACCTTCTTTGCTGGCATCCTATAACAACTCGCATCACCATTCCCATGATTTATGAACGGGTCATCACAGATTCCATTTTCGTTATAAACGCAACTCGTTTGGCATCTGTGAGGTTTTCTTGGAATATCGGTTTTTGTTGTGTAAATACCCGCCACGCTCATTACACCCTCCTAATCGTTAATCTGTAACCTCATCCAGGGTATCTCATGCAGGTGTAACCCGATCAGAGGCACCAGTTTTTCAGCGGTTTTGTACCGTGGATGACGCTTGCCATAGGCCCACATTGTCAAAGTTGACGCCTTGTAACCCGCATCCAAGAGAGCCACCCTATTCTTTTTTACTGCATTCTGAAAAGGTGTAGAGATTAAGTATTGCTTTTCACGCTTCTCAACATATGCCTTAGAATGTTTTGTTGATATTCCAGTGCGTGTTTCTCCGTGACATTTAGGACAAAGTAACTCAATATTTGAATCTTCGTGGTTGTCCTTATTCCCATCCTTGTGGTGCTGATCTAGTTTCAGGGGAACCGCACCACATTTCTCGCAACGATAACCTCTTTCACTTATCAATCTTACCCGATTCTTTTTTACCCAATAATGATTTTTGAAGTAACTCCTCATTTCAACACCATCTTGATTAACCTTCTTAACGATTCGCCGGGTGCCCTTCCAGCAAGTAGCATTTTCACGTACCGGGGAGTTATTCCCAAAAGCGTTGCAACCGCACCCTCGCTACCCTCTCGCCTAACTAACTGTTTTACGTATGTTTTAGATGATTTATTTTTCATGGCTAAAGTATATCAGAAAATAGTTCTTAATGCAAGCACAGATAATGGAAAAAAGTTCTTGCATTAGCTGAAAGACTATGCCTATAATGCAATCACGATAAAGTTCTTTGGGGGAGGTATTACGAGTGGGATATGGTCATGGGTCGATTTATAGGGTACGGACTTGTTGCCTCCCCCTAGAAAGAATGACAATAGAAAGGAAGAGAGAATGAGTGCAAAATCAGATAAAATGTTTATAACCGAAATTCTAAATGATTTACACAGACATGGTTATGTTGAACGTGGCAAGGCCGATACCATGCTTTCCGATTGGGCTATTGAACTGCGAAGAAAGGCAGCAATGGCACCGTCAAGATTAAGAAAAACCTTCAATGAAGAAGTTGGAGCATGTAACTGGTGAACACCCTACTACCTAGTACGATGCACCCCTCCAGACCTCCTACTGCGGTAGGTTGGCAGAGAGGGGGAACCGGCAAAGGTGGTATAAAAATAGGAAAGGAGAAAAGAATGAAGTTTGAAATCAAGCATAGATTTACTGGAGCAATACTTTTTACGGTTGAAACCGGATCACTGAAATTAGCCGTAGAGTTGGCGGTTAAGAGTGGTGCCAATCTCCGTGGTGCCAATCTCAGTGATGCCAATCTCCGTGGTGCCAATCTCAGTTATGCCAATCTCCGTGGTGCCAATCTCAGTGGTGCCAATCTCAGTGGTGCCAATCTCAGTTATGCCAATCTCCGTGGTGCCAATCTCAGTGATGCCTATCTCAGTGGTGCCAATCTCAGTTATGCCAATCTCCGTGGTGCCAATCTCAGTTATGCCTATCTCAGTGGTGCCAAAGGTATCTCCAAATACAGGACAACCCCTCTATACATACTACTCGATCAAGTAGGCAAAATCCGGGCATATAAACTTACCAGTGCTAACGATGAGGGGCCTACCTATGGTGGCATAAAATATATTGTCGGGCAGACAGTTAAAGAGAAAGCGTGTACTGACGAAACATCGGAATGTGATTACGGTATCAGTGTAGCAACTCTTGACTGGTGTATAGAAAACTGGCGCCAAGGGTATAAGATCAAAGTCGTTGAATTTTCCCGCGCTGATATTGCCTGTATCCCGATAGCATCAGACGGGAAATTCAGGGTATCGAAATGCAAGGTAATATCGGAGAAAGACCTAACGGAATTTGAGTTAATAACGGGGGTATAACAGATAGAATGTACCGATTTTTGCAATGGTGGCTAAAGGTGGTTTGAATAGTAAGAATGATCTTTGAAGGGGGTGGTTATCATGGGGAGCGATCCATCAATACATAATCGCTCTACACGGCAACGGGTCATGCTCCCCGCACAAAGAGCAGAGAGGGGTAGGGATCTTTGAATTGGGGGAGTGTCCAGTGCCGGTATTGGAGCAGGCGCGAAAAAATCCGGTAATAATTAGCTTGTAAATAGTGTACCACAAACTAATGCCTGTGCCTTCCCCATAACTGCAAGGGTGCAAGTCCACAACGTGTATGGACGGACGAAATGAGGGAATTAGCGGACCCCTCGCTTGCACCCTGCACCTGGCGGGGGTCAGAACTTGCCCCCCGCTGAAAGGAGGAATAAGTGGACAACGATAAATTGATAAAATTGGTACAAGGAATTGGTAACGAGGTTTGTGAGGGCTGTGGCCCTGATTCAGATTGCGGTCAAGTTCCATCAGAGTGCAATCGCATAGACAATGCTCTTGAAATGCTCCGAGTGTGTAACCAAATAGTAATAGTGCTTTAACGCTGAAAGGAGAGAGGATATGCAGATAAAAGAAGCACATGAGGAATTGAAGAAAATGGCCGGTGATAAGTATTGCCAAACTGAGTACAGGATTAATTCATTTGCGGATCGTGACGAAGCCGAATGCGGTTGTTACATTGCGGGTTATAAACACGGAGTTGGACCTGACTTCGCAACTGCCTTGTCGCAGATAAAGATGCAAGTAAAACCAAATGCACCAGAAGAAGAACAAACCATTGATGCGTAGGGGGATATCATGAGTGAGAGAGTACCATTAACCCATGACGAACAGGCTATGGCGAAACACGGCTTCAGCATGAGGGATGTAGAATGCCACATATGCAACAAGCAGGCTGTTGCGATAGACACATACAGTGGTGAACACGTATGCGAAATGCACCAGTGGGTGACTTGTAGTGCATGTAAGTGGGACGGATTCAGGGGTAGGCTCCGCACTTCGGGGGTCAAGGGAGATGTTGAATATATTTACTGCCCCGATTGTGGGTCGGATGATGTGGGGGAAGCATGAAGATAAGAGTAGAAGTCAAGAACGATATTCTGGGGAATAGCGTTTTCTGGGAGGGTGATTCAAGCGATATCAAGCAAATCAGAAACACCCCGGCACGGATGTTAGCCGAAAAAGTTGCAGCCGACGGAAAAACCAGAAAAGACGGAATGTGGGTTGTGTCAGCTATTGAGGGAGTGCTTGCATGATGAAACTCTGGCACCTCCGCACCATAGTTAAAGACACCCCTTCAGCACCGTGGCGTGATGTGCTGAATGATTCTGACTTTGCGTGGGGGAAGATAATCATAACCTTCTCAGTCCTGGCCGTCTTATTTTTTGGTGTGGTGGGATTGGGATATGTGAAAGGATGGATAGGATGAAAGAGTGTCGTAGAGAATATATGTACGAAGATGATTTGCCAGAAGATATCTCAGACGATATGTATGACTGGTGGTACTTTAACTCTCATATTGATAATGGAATAAGGGTTGGCCCAGTTATCGTTACAGATAAAAAGGAAGGGATAGGGGGATAGGATGATAGTAACAGAGAAAGAAATTGTAGGTATAAAATTCTGCCCAGCAGCGTTAGCCAGGGCCGATTATGATAAGTGTCAAGGTTCTAATTGTATGGCGTGGCGATGGTGGGATAAATGGGGTGATAAACCTATGCCAGAACGCCGTGGCTATTGTGGCCTATCGGGTAAACCAGAAAACGAATAGAGAAAGGATGGATAGGATGGGCTTAACAATTATGGAAGTTTTGCAAAACGCAGATTACAATATCAGGCACCACAGGCAACTTGGGATGGAAGTTTCAAGTGAACAACTTCATAATGCCGTTGTTTTACTGGGCAAGGGGTATGATGTGCATGACGAAATTGACCCACTATTAGAAAAATACGGGACTGTTGAAAATGTCCCTGAAAGGGAGGAGTAAAATGAAAGAGACATACGACACATTACCGCCGATCAAGTACGATGCGAACCTAGCCATGATTGCCAAATTGGGTGAAAAATACATGAAGCTGGTAATCACCGATCTTGAAGATGCCGATCAATTTGAAGCGGTTCACAAAGCACGAATGGTCGTGGTAAAGGTGAGAACCACCACAGAGAAGGCAAAGTTGGCACAGTCGGCAAGGGCAAGGGCATACGCAAAGGATGTAAATGCCGCCGCCCAGGTTCTATTTGATGCCACTGAACCGATTGAGACACACCTCCAGACCGAGGAGAATAAAGTCACCGATGAGCGGAAGCGCGTCAAGGAAGAGGAAGAAAAGAAGTTCGCCCTTCTGGTCAATGGCCGGGTAGAAGCCCTCATGACATACAATGTGGTTTTACCCTATGCCGATGTCGCCGGGATGACCGATGACAAATTTGATGCTGAACTCAGATATGCACAGGATGAATTTGAAGCCGAAGAAACACGCAAGGACGAAGAAGCCGCCAGATTTGCCGCTGAGAGGGCAGAGAATGTCCGTATCCGAGCCGAACAGGATAAGAAGGATAAGGAGCAAGCCGACAAGGAAGAGGCTCTTAAAAAGGATCGTGAGGCGTTTGAGACGGAAAAGCGGGAGGCGAAGGAAAAGACTGACCGTGAAGCCTTCGAGAAAAAAGCCAAAGAAGATGCCAAGATCAAGGCCGAACAGGATGCCAAAGACGAAGCGGCACGGAAAGAGAAGGAAGATGAAGAGGCGAAGGCAGAGAATAAAAGGCAAGAAGCACTTTTGCCCGATAGGGGAAAGCTGTTTGCGTTCGGGGGACTCATCCATTCTCTGGCTGCTGAAAAATCCACAGTAAGTTCCGAAGAGGCAAAGGATATCTATGGCAAAGCCGTAGACAGCCTTACAGATATTGCTCATATAGTAATAGAGAAAGCGGAGGCAATGTAACATGGAAGTAGATATCACAGATCAGGTCAAAGACCACATGGATCGACAGCCTTACGATATGGTTTGTTCTGTGTGTTGCGGAAGATTAACATTTACGAAAGATATCGATGGTGATTTAGACATGACACTTGAAATCGCTCCATGCGAAACATGCCTGAAAGAGGCAAGAGAGGAAGGTAAGGAAGGATGACAGACAAATCCATAGAAACCGAGTACAAGGTGATCGACAAGAGAAACGAAGAGGCACCTGTACCAGCAATCGCAACCCCTGCGAATGAATTTTTCAGCTTCCTTGAAAGCATGGCATCAAATCCAAACGTCGATGTAGCCAAGATAGAAGCACTTATTGGTATGCAGGAACGGGTACAGGACAGGGAAGCAAAACAGGCTTTCAATGCGTCGATGGTCAGAGCGCAATCAAAGATTAAGCTGGTGGTGGCAAAATCAGAAAACAAACAGACAAGCAGCATGTACGCTAAACTGCAAGCTGTATTATTGTCAGCCAACCCTATCTATACGGCGGAGGGATTTTCTCTTATGTTTTATGAAGGGGAAGCCAAAAAAGAAAACCATAAAAGAGTCTGTGTTGATATCATGCACGAAGATGGTCACACTGAACAGAAGTACGGTGAATTTGCAATCCAGACAACGGGAATCGCTGGCAAGGCAATGATGACAGAAATACATGGTGAGGGTTCTGCATATTCCTATGGTAGAAGATACCTTACTTGCATGATCTTCAATATACCAACGGGTGATGACGACGATGGTAATGGGGCCGGTGGTGGTGGTGATTACATCACCGAGGAACAGGTATCGATACTCGAAGAAATGCTGAAGAAGGTTAAGGGTGGTACGACAGACGCATTTCTTGGTCTCATGCAATGTAAGTCAATGAAGGAAATCCCGGCGAAGAAATATGGGGCGGCACGACAGGCAATGATAGCGGCGCAGAAAAAGTCAATGGAGCCGGAGCAAGCATCATGATAATCATAGAATGCGAACAGTACGAGGATGCGTGGTGGGACGCCAGATTAGGCGTTCCAACCGTTTCTCAATTCATCAAAATACAGACTGCCACCAAAGATGCGTCAAAGCAACAAGAAAAATACCTACGCCAGTTGGCAGTTGAACGAGTCACGGGTAAACATGCCGGGAACAATTATCAAAGCTATGAAATGAAACAAGGGCACGAAACGGAAGATGAGGCACGTAGGACATTTCAATTTATTACGGGCATGGAAGTTAGACAGGTCGGCTTTATATTCCATGACGAGCAAAGAAAGTATGGAGCATCACCTGATGGACTTATGGAAGATGCCGGGTTAGAGATATTTTGCCCCGACTATAACAATGCCCTGGAATGCCTGTTCAATCCAAAGGATGCAGTAAAAATAGCAAAGAAGTACCAACAAATCCAAGGTAGCATGTCGGTCACTGAGTTTAAGCGGTGGTTCTTTATGATGTACTACCCAGGGTTAAAGCCTTTAATCCAAGAGATCCACCGTGACAATATTTTCATCGGCAAGCTCAGAGCAGAATTGGAAGCGTTCTGCCTCAAATTGGCGATGGTTACGAAGAAATTGAGGGAACTGCAATGATGGAAAAGCCAGAATATAGAGAAGTAAATAAATGGGAAGATGATTACGAAGTAGGGCACGGCGAGGGTCGGAATGAAACGATTGACGAGTACGAGAAGTTCCTGCCGGGTGCTGAAGAGATAAGGCTTATATTGCTAGGCAATGACACACCAGCACTGAGAGCTATTGCACTCGCAAAGAGGATAGGAAAGGAGTAGTCATGAAAGCAGGTGACAGGATAAGGGTTTTTACATACACGATGGGTCACAGAACAGGGACTAAAGACTTTACTGTTGAAGAATTTAGATATTGTCTTGGAATTTTTGAAAATGCGATGTGTAAAGAAGCGGGTCACTTTACGCCTTTATGTAATCTGTATGAGACTGGACCAGATAGCGAAGAAAGGTATATCAGCAATTTTGGCCCATATCACACTAGCATGGTCCAAGCATGGATGGACATTTAAAGGAGTAGAGGGATGACTATAATATGTTGCTTAATAAGTTTTTTACTAGGTGCAGGTCTAATGTTCTTGTGCCGTGGATCGGGGCGTGCAGAGCTGGAACAGAAGATAATCATGCTCCAGGAGGAAGTTAAAATGTACGAGATAGGGGAGGGGTAGGATGAAGAAGCGGATAATTTTAGTGTTTGACCCAGACAAAGAGGAACTAAGAATAACGAGGGGTGACTATACCCTCACGGTTGAGTGTTTTCTAAGAAATGCTAACGGGTTGCACGTTTGCACCTTAACGGACTATGCCGAAAGGATGATAGTGAAGGTATTGTTCGAGAATTTATTAGAAAAGGAGTAGCAGGATGAAAATAAACCTAATCAAAACTATTTCCGGGTTACTCCCCGCTGATCCTGATTCAGAAGAAAGTTATAAGAAAATTAAGACTGGTTCTATGGTTGAAACAGAGACCAAGGAGGTAAGGAACCCGGCTTTCCTTCGCAAGTATTTTGCTCTAATAAATATAGGCTATGATAATTGGGTACCTCCCAAAGTGAGTTCAATATATGGTGTTCCTGAAAAGAACTACAAAAAGTTCAGGGATGACGTAACTATCCTGGCTGGATATTTCCATATTGTTATCCGACTAGATGGCAGTACACAGATAGTAGCAGACAGTATATCCTTTGCGAACATGGTCGAGGAAACATTCGGGAAACTTTACAATGCCACAATTACTGTGCTCCTGAAGAGGGTTTACAACGATACGCTGTCTAAAGAAGACCTTGATAACATCGTTAATTCGTACATGAGCTTTACGTAACAAAGGCAGAGTAAAGAGAGGGGATAAGATGACAACTATACAACGCTTACAAAATTCTATATTAACACGATGGTTATGGAATTATTGGCAACATGACGAAACCGGACAGATTTGCATAGTGCCATTTTGGAGGCATCCGGGGCGAAGGTGGTATATTTGCCAGTATAAGGATTAGCGCTATGACCACAGAAGAGAAACAGACAGCGTCCATGCACCCGTACCATTGTGACTGTGAACTATGCAGAAGGTTTTGGGCGTGGGTAAACATTAAAAGGAAATGAAGGGGTAAGTGATGGAGAAGTTTTGCAATACCTGCGTGTATTTGCATCCAAAGGAGCGTGAACAAACAAAGAAAAAACGTGCCCACATTTGTTGGTTATCTGGCAATAGGGTGTACCATAAGAATCTACATCCATATCTTCCACGTCCAAGTGATTGTATCGGGGACGCATACCCACTTTGTAACTTTGAACTGATCTATAAGTTTATTCTACTTCAGCATCCCGATCAGCGCAACCCAAGCTGAATCAGGAAGAGTGAATGCCAGGATCGCCACGATAGCAACAAGGCAGATGCCAAGAATTGCGACTGTGCGATTATTCATCTTATTCAGTAATTTCCACATTGCCCGTTATCTCCTCGTAAGTTGATAATACACTGAATTTGTGAAAATAACCAAAGGCATATCGAACTACCCAATATTTAATGTACCGGCGCCACCACGCATTCTTTCTTCCGGTCATAACCTCAAGGTAAACATCAGCCGCTTGCTTCTTCGTGACAACTGGTTTTGAGTCTATCCGGCAAAGGTAGTCATGAATCAGACCTCCCCTGACTGAAGTGCCGGTTATAATCGGGACACTTTCTTTATCATATACAAACCCTTTGGGAACAGTTATCGTGCACCCAAGAACCTTGCTCTTGAACCTATAAGGTGCAAGAAGTCTGTAATACTTGTAATTGTCTATCAACTCTTCTTTAATGTTCACCTACGCCCCCTCCATTCCACGGAATAATGATTTGAGTCTCCCTTTATCCTCTCAGCGCCGCCCAAGGTATCCCAATAATCATGTAGGATATCATGGCCGGTACCGTCATCCAGGTAAACCCCGTTTAAATAAAGATCGAGGTCTTTTGCCAGTCCCATAAAGTGCAGACTGTCTTTCTTATGTTTTAACCGGCAATCGGGAAATCCCAACTCAAATCCCTTGACATAGGCAAAGCGTATCAGATCCCCGATCATGCGGACGAATACCCTTTTGGTATCGCCATACGACAGATTTTTAAGATTGTATTTTACGTTATTCATAGCCTAAAAGCCTCTTCATGGATTCAATAGATATAGGAGTTATCAAAACAAAACTAAGGATAAGGAGTACCCACCATTTGACTTCTAGAATTATAACTCTAGCTTTCAATCCCTTAGTGCCATTGCCAAACACACAATCTTTGATCTCAGTAGTATCCTCTTTAATTCCGTCCAATTTAGTTTCAATTATTCCCATTCTTTCGTCATCGGCCATTTCCAGTCTCCTATTTTTCCAGTTCGGTGCTTGTCCATTCCAATTTGTCTTCATCCCATGTGTAAAACTTATCATCTTTAGGCATTGCAACAGGTGCTTTCCAGTTACAGTCTTCGTCAAGGCTCCATGAGGGATAGAACTGTGGAGCGATGAAGGCATCTTTTTTAGTATCAAAGGTATAATCAATTCCGGCATAATGTTTCCTTATACTTCCATCAGGGTATGTCTGCTTCCAATTGCCACCAAGAAGTCTCTTGCAAAATGCTACTCCTGTGGTTTCATCAAGAACATCTTTCGGGTCAACTACTATTACCCTTAAAACTTTGCCATCCTTTATTTCTGCGAATAGAGTTTCCATTATTTATATTTATACCTCACAATTACAATTCCTGAACCGCCTGCTTTACCGTCGCCAACTAAGTTACCTCCACCGCCACCACCGCCACCGGTATTGGTCTCTCCTGCTTCTGCGGCAGTCGTACTTTGTTTCGCTCCATCGCCACCACCGCCGAGTCCACCAGTCTGGATGACACTTTGACACCCACCACCACCGCCGGCGTAATAAGTAGCTGAGCCAGAAATTGAAGATTGCAGCCCGTCACCGCCACTGCCCGCTGATCCATTAACTCCATTG